ATAATAATCACCATCCCCTCAATTAAAATTATTATAACGAATAAATTCGTTATAAACAAGAAGTAAAAACACAGAAAAAAGAAAGTTATGTAGAAATTATTTGACAAAACGAATAAACTCGTTTAATCTAAAAGAGAAGGAGATGAGAAAAATGGAATTAATCACACTAGAAGCCGCAAGGGTTAATATTGGATACACACAGATAGAAGCTGCCGAAAAGTTTGGTGTACACTATCAGACACTGGCACAATTAGAAAGAGACAGTTCAAATGCACCGTACAGCTTCATCAAGAAAATTCCTAAAATCTATGGAATCAGCGACGACCATATTTTTTTTGGGATTAAAAACGAGTTTATTCGTTTACAAAGAGAAAAAATAGAAAGAGAGGAACAAAAGAATGAAGAATACGTTTAACCACAAACTCGTAAATATGGTCAAGGATTTTAAAGATCCTTGGCATCGCGGGAAAAACAACGGAGTATGCGAGGCCTTTTACGAATATTGGAAAGAAGAGTTAAGGGACACAGGACATGCCGACTCCCCGACCCTTCCGACGCCGGCAAATGCGGATGTCCGGGAATGGTTTTATGCGGCCTTCAAAACCAGCCGGAAGCGGCAAGTATTAAAGGCATTATGCCTTTAGGAACTAGCCATGAAAGAGAAAAAGGACGTTATGTCCGTAAAAGACGTAGCAGAATACTACGGAGTGTCTCAATCAGCCGTATACAGGCTAAGAGACGAAAATAAACTCCACCAACTACCGCTGCCGGGTGTAAAGTTCGGCCGCCAAGAAGTAGAATCTCTAGCCGGAATTGAATGGGAGTATTCAGCAACCGGCTACAGACGACTAAAAGAAGAAAACAGCCGCCTGGAAGCGGAGAACGAAAACCTTAAAAAGAAAATTAAAAAAATCACCAGCGAGCTACTGGTGATAAGCGGAGAGATTTAGGAGGGATATAAAAAATGATGCCCGAAGAAAAAGAAATGATGCGGCTTGTCGTAGAGCAAGACCAAAAACAAAAGGCAATCATAGTAGCGGCCTTTGAGTGGATCCTTTGTATGGCTGGTGAAGAATGCACACTGACCTACAATCCGAAAGACTGGACCGTCACTATTAAATGGCCGTCAGGGTACGAGAAGGACGTAAACATCGCCGCCGACAGCCATACAGCTATGCTATACGACATATTAAAACAGGGATTTTTTAAATAGGAGGCAACCATGGAACCCTTAAAAATCAAAATTAAAAAGACGCATCCCGAAGCACAAATCCCCCTAATTACACAAGGAAACGCATGTTTCGACTTCTACGCCATTGAAGACACGGCGGTAAAATCGATGCACCTTTCTACGGCAACTTTCGTCCGAACGGGGCTTTCATTTGAAATCCCGGAAGGATACCATATGAAACTCTTCATGAGAAGCTCCCAGGGAGCAAAGACAAAATTCTACTTAGCCAATTGCGTTGGCATCGTAGATAGCAGTTACCGGGGTGAAGTCATGGGAATATTTAAAATCACCGCCGGAAGACGAATTAAAAAATACATTCATAAAGGCGAACGATTCATGCAGGGGCTTATTGAAAAGAATATTCCCGTAGAGTTCGAAGAAACGGATGAATTAAGCCAAACCGATCGCGGCGAAGGCGGATTTGGAAGCACGGGTAAATGATGCCGAAGGGAATGTACACCAGTAACAGTGAAGAATGGGGTACGCCTCAAGAACTCTTTAACAGGCTAAACAAAGAATTTAATTTTACTTTTGACATATGCGCAAGTAAAGAAAACGCCAAATGCCATAAATACTACACCAAAGAAGAAGATGCCATGAAGAAAGAATGGGGGGGCGTTATATGGATGAATCCTCCGTACGGAAGACAAATAGGAATTTGGGTAAAAAAGGCAAGAGATGCGGCACGGCAAGGTAAAGCAACAGTCGTTTGCTTACTGCCGGCACGAACGGATACCGCCTGGTGGCACGATTACGCCATGAAGGCTAACGAAATAAGGCTTATAAGAGGTCGTCTTAGATTCGGAAACGGCAAAGGAAGCGCTCCGTTTCCGTCGGCGATAGTCGTTTTTAAAAAAGGACTAGCGTCAAAAGTCCAAATAAACTCATACGAAAGGTGAAAACTGATGAATAGAGTAGAAGTCATACAAGTATTTGAAGACGCCATTAAAAATAGCAATAAGTTTATAGGACTCATGATCGAAAAAGAAGGGGCAGGACCCGAAATAAGCATTATTCCCAGCCAAAACTTTATAAGAAAGAAACGATACCTTCTAAAGGCCTACGACAATGACATGAAAAATAACAGAGACCAGGGATTAAAAATTACACACGCCTGGCCCATTAATTCGGAAGACGTATACGGAGTATTACCGAGCGGAGGTTAAAACATGAAAATCACATTGCCGGAATGGATAAACACGAAAAAAACATATGAAGAAGAATTGAATATTAAAGACATAAAATGGCAACTCGAAGGAACAAAATTTATAAACAAACAGCTGCTGGAAGATAATTTCGAACTATTAACAGAGAACCGCCGACTCAAGGAAGAAAATAAAGATATTAAATTCTATGCTGCATGTGGCGGCATTTTCATAGGCGCATTGGTTTTAGTGGATCTCATAACTTCCGCAAGTCTGGTCGATTTAATCACCCGATGAGTAAGTCGTTCATTCACTGCCCGGTAGACGGATTAATCCCTGATACCGTTTGCCCTAACTGCAAGTATTTTGAAGGCCATAGAACCTGGGCGTGCCTATATAGAGTTAGACACAAAATAAAGCAGGAAGACACCAGGGCTAAACAACTAATAGAAGATATGAGAAACCGAATAAAAGAAGTCAATAAAAAAAGACGCCACAAGGGCGTCTAACGTAAAAGGCAGACCGGAGCCGGCAAGCTCCGTAAATGGTCTATATATATTATACATTATATAGCGAGAAAAAAACAGGGCTTCGGCCCTGTTATCGCTAGATTAAGTCTATTAAATATACGACCAAATAAAAACCGAGAGGTCGAAATATGTACGTACAAAAAACGGTAAAAGCAGGACCCGTAATTGAAGTATGCAAATACCATACGTCACGATATAACACTCCGACGATGCCGAGGTCCCCGAACAGTAAAAACACATCGGCCGAGCAATGGAAAGTAAACGAGAAAAATTCAATCCAAAATCTCTATTACCTGATACTCGAAAATTTTAAAGAGGAAGACATTCGAATCGACCTTACGTACAAAGAACCGGAACCTGAAAAGGAAGAGGCAAAAAATAGATTGGACAATTTCCTCCGTAAGCTCCGCAGGTTATATCACAAGTTGGGACAGGCGTTGAAGTGGATTGCTACAACCGAATGCAAAGGGCATCGCATTCATCATCACTTACTCGTGAACAACATCGGCTTGTCCCGTAGCGATTACAAAAAGCTATGGCCGTACGGAGAGATTCCCTACAAAGCTTTTAGGTTCTACGACGGAAAGGCGGATGACGCAAGAAGGGTCGCCGAATACTTTGTAAAAGAAACAAGAGAAACCTTTTGCGAAGAAGATTCAATCCAAAGATCACGTTACCGGGCAAGTAGAAATCTAAAAAAGCCGGAAGTAAAAAAAGAAATCATAAAAAGTAAGACCTGGAAAGAACCGAAAGCTCCGAAAGGATACTACATACAAAAACCGGTACAGTACGGATACACCGCCTTTGGCTTTCCGTACATGTTCTACCGGATGATAAGGACGGGTGACGATGACGATCAGATATCTAATAAGAAAAAACCGAGCGGAATACGCCGCAATAGAAGAAGGACGACAAAATACCCTTTGGGTACATGACGACAAACGTTGCTTTAAGCCTGACGAGAAAATCCATTTCGTCGAAATGATAAACGGTAAACGAACCCATAAAGGCTGCTGGGCAAATATCGAACGAGTCTATGAAGGTAGATTAATAAAATACAGGGTGGTGAAACACGATGATCTTAGAAAAGACGAAGAGAGTAAAACTAAAAGGAAAAGCCGCTAAAGAATTTTACAATCAAATTTACGAGCGTGACGGCGGCACGTGCATTTGGTGTGGGGCGCCGATAGAATACGGCGTAAAACATCATCATGAGCCTTGTGGAATTTATAAATCAGACGAAAAAGAAAAAGCCGTTATGCTTTGCCCGGCCTGTCATCACAGAAGGCACTTTCAAGATGCGGCCGAGGGGGAAACGGTATGCCGTGAATATCTTCAAAGCTTATATGGAGAAAAGGGGGCAAGGAAAGAATGAAGTTTATAGATTTTTTCGCCGGAATAGGCGGCTTTCACTCCGGGCTGGAAAAAGCCGGGATGAAGTGCGTTGGTTGGTGCGAATTCGATAAATTCGCTCAAAAGAGCTATAGAGCAATGTACGATACGGAAAGGTTGTGGTTTGCAGATGATATCAGAAAAGTTAGGGGCTGGGATGTGCCGAAAGCAGATTTGTGGACATTCGGATTTCCCTGCCAAGATGTCAGTATCGCCGGAAAACAAAAAGGAATTAAACGAGGAACAAGGTCCGGATTATTTTATGAGATTATGCGGCTTATTGACGAAGCGGAAGAAAATAGACCCGAATGGCTTGTGTGTGAGAATGTTAAAAATCTGCTATCTATTGACGGGGGACGAGGATTCTTTAAAGTTCTCACTGAAATGGGGGGGCGAGGGTACTCTATCGAATGGCGAATTTACAACTCAAAAGATTACGGAGTGCCTCAGAACCGAGAACGTGTCTACATTGTTGGACATCATGGAGAGCCGACCGAACAGTCGCTACTACCTATCCGACGAGAAAGTACAGCAACTCTTAGACAGGTTGTAGGTGGTAGTCAGGGCGAACGGGTGTATGACGGTAATAAAATCTCTTGCACATTATCAAGTCAGGGCGGCGGCTGCGGAGCAAAAACGGGCTTATACACATTCGTGGACTTGAACAAAAAAGGCAACGTACAGACAACTGATACGGCCAGAGCATTATTAGCACGATACCACAAAGGACAGCCGAATCGACCAGCAGAGTACAGCGGCGTGCTAGAGGCTGACGTGCCGATTCGCATACGACGGTTAACACCGAGAGAGTGTTTCAAGCTCCAAGGCTTTACGGATGAACAATTCGACAGAGCCGCAGCTGTTAATTCCGAAACCCAACTATACAAACAAGCGGGAAACGCCGTCACCGTGAACGTTGTCGAGGCGATTGGGCGTCACATAAAAGAAGTTGCCTCCCAAATGGAATAAACAGGTTCCAATTTGGAACAGATTGAATTTGCGGCCGAAATCCGTTTCGGTCACAAGGTAGCAGACCGACATGAATGCCGGCCTGCTAAGGCGAGCTTGAAAGTAGCTTGAAAGCGTATAAATGGCGTAGTTAAGCCAAAAATGGGAATATTAAACGGAAAACTTTCAAGTAACTTGAAAGAGCTTGAAAAAACTTAAAGTAGTCGAAATCGACCAGTTTAGAGAGGAGTAAACAATCATGTGTACATTGAAGAAATATAGAGAACACGACCCTAATACAGTAGAAGCCGTTCAGTTTACGGGTGAAAATGGGGACGAAATAATAAACCTTTTAAACGTTAGGGGCGGTGTTTGGAGTGTGTTTGTACGAGGTCTTGACGAAGATACAGGCGAAGAGGTCTCCAAGCGTGTGGCGGCACTGGAAATTATTGATGGTAGCGAAAGGTGCAGGGCATTAAAGGGCGACTATGTTTTAAAAACTGTACATGGCGAGATATACACACTTGACGAAGAATCGTTTTTAACTTGTTTTGAAGAAATTCAATGAACGAGTATGGAGCATTAAAAGGAGAAAAGCAAATGTCATGCATAATATTCGGTAAGTATGAGCCGCAACGAGAGATTATAATCAGCGATAAAGAAAACGGTAATTCAATGCAACACACGTATAAATTCCCGAACGGGTACGGAGTAGTCGTAATTCAGAATTGCCACAGCAAAGGACATGAAGACGGGCTTTATGAATTAGCCGTTTTAAAAGAAGGGGACTTGTGCTACAGCACTACAATTACAAGCGATGTTATCGGCTATTTGACGGCCGATGAAGTAGCCGAACACTTAAGCCGGATAGAAAGACTACCGGATTTAAGGGAGAAGCGAAAAGAAGGGAGCAAATTATGCAACACACAAATGCCGTATACAAAATAACGAAATACTCCGCCTATGAATTTACTCACGACTACACCAGCATAACGGACGTACTGGATAGATTGAATGCTCGACCCGAATATGACACTGGAAGATATGAATATCTCTACCACGAGAACAACAATCCGCCTTATTTTGAGTTGTTCGACGGGTACGAGGGGGATGACTTAACCCTTTTGCAGGGTGAGTTTTTACTAATAGACCATGAAGGGCGGCTTTCAAAACTTTCCAGTGAAGAAGCTACACAAATTATTTTGAAAGGAGTATTAGATGATGAAAGAGTACGTATTTAGTTTTAGTAACGAAATGGAGTCAAACGGCAATAAGTACAATATTCCGGAAGAAACCGCTTATGGTCCCTATGATTCCGAGAAAGAAGCCTTTCTCGACGCTATAAAGATGTACGACTATTACGGGCTTAAATTCACTCACCTATACGTAGGGCAACCGGAATACTTTGCTCCTCGAATAGACGCAGATTTGGTTTTGGGGGATTTGGTACAACGAGCTGTTGATAACGGATACGATGATGGCGAATATCTTGCAAATGTCAAAAACGAACATATAAAAGAGCTTGATAATATGCTTACCAAAGTCTATCTTGCGTGGGAAAATAAGCACCCCGAATATCGCAACAGTTATTATTTAATGACCCACCCGGTTAGGTATTCTATCAGTCAATTAAAAGAAGAAATGGACAACATGCGAAAAGGAGAACAAGATGATGAATAAAGAAGCGATAGACGACGTGACGTTCATCCTCGAAGGGGCTATCGACTCGGCAGCAGCGGCTTTAAGACAAATCGAAGATTGCGGACTCGATGATTATGAACAGGAAACGGCAAAAGAATACTTACAAGAAGCCATAAGGCGGCTTGATATGGCTTACGATATTGTCGACTTTGCCGAAGATTAAGGAGGAACAACATGAATAATGTACCGCTTGAACAAATCGGAATAGTCATGATTTTAATAGGCTTAGCAGGAATACTGGGAGTAACAGGAAAGGTAATATACGGAGCATTTGGTATTAATAAGTTGATAATTGCCGCATGTTGGATGATTGCCATCATAGGGATAGTATTAACTTCAACTGTTGCTGGATAACAAACCGCATGAAAGGAGAACCGAACATGCTGATAATCAAAAACGGGAAAACCATAGGAGCACTGCAATTATTTAGGGTTAGGAAAACGGGAATCGTCGCAAGGCAAAACGCAAAAGACGTAGTAGTATTTCACGGAGAAGAAGACCAAGATAGAAAAGTGATGAAAAAGATATTATGGATATTGCAAGCACTGCACGCCGGAGAAATAGAAAAAAACAACATCATACGCTACAACGGAACCATAGATATGGACATCATCATCAAGGAGACCATTAAAGAATGGTAGAAAATATAACGGCCATAAAATACCTACAATCAATCCGAACACTAGACATCAGGCTAAAGACCCTAGAAACAAGAATCTCAAGATATAGAGAAGATATCTGTACCCTAAAAGGAACGGATTATTCGGCAGATAAAGTTTCCGGAACGCCTGGAAGCGGCATGGCAGATAAAGTAGCACGCCTGGCAGATATGATTGTGGATGCGGGCAAGGAATGGGATAAGCTCATTGAAAAAAGAGAAGAGGCGCGGCTCTTAATCGAAAAACTGGAAAATCCAAAACACCAAAGCATTCTTTCAAGAAGATACCTTTACGGCGAAAAATGGGAAAACATATGTAAAGCCCTAGGCTGCACGTGGCCGAATATTTTTAGAACACAGCGTCGAGCCTTGAAAAGTTTTGATATAATCTTAAAAAAATCAAAAGAGGGCACTTAAAGTTACATATCACCCTGTGATATCATGTAAGCTAGAAAAATAAGACAAGGAAGGCCTGCACTATACAGGTCTTCCTTTTTTGTTGCCGTAAAGCGAGGGTAGCATGATCCGATGTGACAACCAAAGATGCAAACACAATCACCGCGAAATATGTGTAAACATGCACCTACAAATAGAATCGGAGCGGTGTATATGCTTTGAGCCGAAATGGCAAAAGAAACGAAAAACAAACGAAACGGATATAAACCATACGCCTGTTTACCACTCAACGAGACGGCGTACGTTTAAGTAGGAGAAACCATGACAAAAAACAAGGTACGAGGTGAACCCGTTCGCCGCGAGAAGATATTTATCAAGAACACAGATACGCGCACGAAAAACGCGCGAGGAAAAAACATTAATATAAGGCGTCGTTCGACAACGTGGAAAAAGTTTCACACGGCCCAAAACTTGGAAGTCATTAAAAGCTTATGCCGTAAAGGATGGCATAACGATGAGATTGCAGCCTATATCGGAATTTCTGAATCAACGCTTTACGAATGGACGAAGAAACATCCGGAGTTTTCGGAGGCACTTTCCATTGGTAAAGACTACTGCGTAGCCCAGGTTGAAAACGCCTTATTCCAAAGGGCTGTAGGCATCGAAAAGAAGATGCCTAAAAAAGAGCAGACCGTCACAACAGACATCATTAAAGACGGTAAGGTCGTAGGTAAGCAGGTCACCAAAAAGATAGAAAACGAACTTGTATTCGTACCGCCGGAAACAAAGGCTGCAACCTTCATTCTTGCCAATTTAGCACCGGACGATTGGAAGCAAAAGCAGCAAACGGAACTTACCGGAAGCGTTGAAATTAACGCCAACATGGACTTATCGGAACGCTTGCAACGGGCACTATTAAAGAAAGGGGAAGCGGCTAGTGAATAAAGACGAAGCATACAAGCTTATGGACTGTTTAGGCCGCTTAACTCACGATCCGGTAGCATGGGTATATTTCGCATTTGATTGGGATAACGACCCGGAACTAAAAGGACAAAAGCCGCAAAAGTGGCAATTAGAACAGTTAGAAAGAATCGCCAAAGGACTAGAAACGCCGGATACAGTAATTCGTCAGGCTGTATCGTCAGGCCATGGCATAGGAAAAAGCACGACCGTAGCCTGGCTTATCTTATGGGCCATTTCAACACACCCGGACACAAGGGGCGTCGTAACGGCAAATACCGAAGCGCAGCTTAGAACAAAAACCTGGGCGGAACTTGCAAAATGGCATAGAAAATTTATCGGCAAAGAACTCTTCACCTACACAGCAACCGCGATATTTTCGATCGAAGCGGAGCATGAAAGGACCTGGCGCATCGACGCCATTCCCTGGTCCGTCACAAATACCGAAGCCTTTGCCGGTCTTCATAACCAAGGCCGAAGGATTTTAATCATATTCGATGAAGCATCCGCCATAGACGATCGAATCTGGGAGGTAGCGGAAGGCGCCTTAACAGATAAGAACACGGAAATCATCTGGTGCTGTTATGGGAACCCTACCCGTAACGTAGGCCGTTTTCACTCATGCTTTACTAAGTACCGTAATTACTGGGACACGAAGAAGATAGACTCAAGGGACGTAGCCATTTCTAACAAAGCCCAAATCGAACAGTGGAAGAACCAATACGGCGAAGATTCGGACTTCTTTAAAGTCCGTGTACGCGGTGAATTCCCGTCATCGTCCGACGCGCAATACATAGGCGTAGATATAGTGGAAGCGGCGACAAAAAGAACGCTCCGGCCCGCTGAATATAACTTTGCACCCGTCATTATAGGCGTGGACCCGGCCTGGACGGGTAGCGACCAATTCGTTATTATCCTCCGCCAAGGCCTTTACAGTAAGGTCCTGGGCGAATATCAGAAAAACGACAACGACGGAGCCATGGCGGCCATATTGGCAGGATTTGAAGATGAATATAAGGCTGACGCTGTCTTCATCGACCAAGGCTACGGCACAGGGCTTTATTCATTTGGTGTAACCATGGGACGAACCTGGAAGCTGGTTGCATTCGGCGGAAAGTCTGGAACAAAAGGTTTTGCTAATAAAAGGGCTGAAATCTGGGGAAAAATGAAGGATTGGCTTATTAATGGCGGGGTGCTGCCGGATGATGACGTCCTAAGAGATGACCTCATAGGTCCCGAAGCATCCGTAAACGAAAAAGGTGAAATCATATTGGAAAGTAAAGACCATATGAAGGCCCGCGGCGTACCGTCGCCAAATAAAGCAGACGCCCTGGCCTTAACATTTTCGCTGCCGGTGTTAAAAAGCCAAAGGCAGCGACAGGCAGCACAAACAAAATACAATCCGTTTAGAAAGGGGTAATACCAAATGTGTGGATTAAAAGGACTATTCGGAAGCACTTCGTCTCCCGAATTTAAAACACCGGATCCTACAGTGCAGGCTGTAAATAACGGCGACCAGGGAACAGCCGATAGCGTCGAAAAACAGCGTAAAAAACGCGGTTTTCAAAGTACACGCACGGCCATAGACACGGCACTGGGAACAACAAATGGCAAAAACACGCTGGGATAAGGAGAAAAACATGCGCAAAGAAGTAGAAACGGCATTGGCTAGAAGCCCGACAAAAGACACTAAGACGGTAAAGCCAAACACGTGTAAAGATAAAAGAAAGCTCGTGCAGCGCTTTAACGCCTTATTTCAAGCTCGTAGGCCCTGGGAAAGAGTATGGAAGTTAATCCGTGATTACGAACTTCCTTATGACGGACTTTTTGACGACGACACGGCAGGAAAGCCCGTCATACACGACGAAGAAATCTTTACAGGCGTCATTCAAGAAGCCCGTGATACGTTCGCGGCAGGCGTTCAATCGGGACTCACACCGCCGTCTAGGCGCTGGTTTAGGTTTGGTATCGGTAATAAGGACCTAGCCGATGACACGGGCGTACAACGGTTCCTGGATACAAGGGCCGATATCATGGAATCGGTCCTTTCAGGCTCAAACTTCTATAATGCCATTCATCAGTGTTATTCAGAACTTCCCTTTGGCCAAGCGGCCCTGGGGATTTTCTCACAAGGCGGCACGGTAACGTTTGTTCCATACACCATAGGCACTTATGCCCTGGCGTGTGATGCAACAGGAAGAGTCTCAACCTTTGCTAGAAGAGCCAAAATGACCGTAAATCAAATCGTAAAGCAATTTGGCTATGACAATTGCCCAATGACGGTAAAGCAGTCATACGATAACGGAAGCGGCCATCAAAACTACCACGTAGTATGCTGGCTCGTCGAAAAGAACGAAGATAACGACCCAAACAAGCTAAATAACAAGAAGATGCCGTTCACATCGACCTACTGGGTAGAAGACTCAAACGAAGATGAATGCCTGGCGGTTACGGGATTTGAAGAGTGGCCCGTGCCTATCGCTCGTTACACGGTGAAGGGAACAGAAGCTTATGCAACAGGCCCCGGTTGGAACGCCTTACCGGATGCCAAAATGCTACAGCAAATGGAACTAGACGCCATTACAGCTATTGAAATGGGCGTAAAGCCTCCGTTACAGGTCCCTCCGTCGCAAGTAGGAAACATCAATCTCTTCCCTGGCGGTACGACAGCCATAAACGATCCCAACGAAGCCATACGCCCTATTTTTCAAGGGCAACTGGCAATCGGTGAACTTGAAGGGAAAATCCAACGAGTAGAAGACAGGGTAAAACGAACGTATTCCTCGGACCTCTTCTTAATGTTGGACCAGTTAGACAAAGGCCGCATGACAGCCCAGGAAGTCATGGCCCGTAATCAGGAAAAACTGCAACAATTAGGACCTGTGGTAGAACGCCTTCAATACGAATTCTTAAACCGAATCCTTGAAAGGGTCTACAACATCTTAGATAGAAGCGGCATTTTCCCGGATATCCCGGAAGAGTTGCAAGACATTGTAGGCGAAGAGTTTAGGATCGAGTACATTTCACCGCTCGCCCAAGCGCAAAAGATGAGCGGCTTAACGTCTATTGAACAAGGCATTGGATTCATAGGACAGGCTGCACAATTCGACCAAACGGTCCTCGATAAGGTCAACCTTACGGAAGCGGTTGCTAACTACTTAGCACAAGTAGGCGTACCGGCAGCCATGATCCGTTCAGATGAAGAAGTACAGGAAATTCAAAAACAACGTCAAGAAGCCCAGGCCGCAGCCGAAGCCCAAGCACAGCAACAAGCAGCAATAGCCCAGGCTCCGGACCTTGCAGCCGCAGCCAAAAACGCAACAGAAGCGGCAAATGACGGAAACCCCGCAATGCAAGAATGGCTAGGAATGAGGTAAAAATGCACGAAAAAGAACGAAAGACCGCACAACTCATGGAAGAAACCATACGTAGTAAGGATATGGAAGCGTTGCGCTACGTCATGGAAAGTCCGTTAGGACGGCATTTCATGGCCCGCCTTTTGGATACGACGAGAATTTATAGCCCGTTATCCAATGAAACCACACTCTTAGATGAGGGGCGCCGTCGTGTAGGCCTTGAATATTTAAAAATCATCCAATCTATGGGCCTTGAAGGGATGAAATTACTTCACCAAATGGAAGAAGAATACGCCGAAAAAAGAATCGAACTTGAAAGGATGAAAACGACATGGAAAAGCTAATATTTGACCTGCAACGATTCGCCGAAGGCCCGGAAAGCCAAGAGGCAGAAAGAACACAAGAACAATCGACCGATACGAGCGCTAACCAAGAAGGTAGCGACTCATTTATCGGTAAGGGCACCCAGACCGCCTTAGGTGGTGACGGTGAAGGCACTACTCCGCAAGTACCTGAATCGTACGACTTCTCGACCGTACTAAAAGAAGCGGGTTTGGAAGCGGACGAAAAAAGTACCGAAGAATTTACTAATCTCTTAAAAGGCATGGGCGCAACGCAAGAACAGGCAGCCGGTATGGCAACATACGGCATTAAGTACGCTCAAGGCGTAGCAGAAGCGGTTGCCAAAAACCTCCAGGAACAATACGTAAACGAAGTAAAGTCCTGGGGCGATGCGGCAAAAGAAGAATTAGGCGGGGCGTATCAAGAAACGCTCGGCAAGGCCGCGACCGTAAGAGATTGTATCGAACAAAAGATTCCCGGCTTTACGCAGATGTTAAACCTGACGGGGGCCGGTAATCATATAGCCATGATTAAAACCATGGCAGCCTTTGCCGATTTAATCGGTGAAGACCCCGGCAAAATAGGTGGCGCAGGCACCGCCGCAACAAGTACCGATATGTATCCTCGTACGGATTTTTCAAAGTATTAATTTAAAAGGAGAACAAAAATATGATTGGAAGCACAGCATTAACTTTCTCGGATTTGCGTAAGCGTTTAAATCCGCAGGGCCAACTCGACACGATTATGGAAGTCATGGCCCAAAGTAACCCTATCATGGAAGACATCCCCTGGATGGAAGGAAACCTTCCCACAGGCAACCAGACAACCGTACGCACGTCGTACCCTCACCCGGAACTCCGTCGTGTAAATGCCGGCGTAAAACCCGGAAAATCAACGACAAAGCAAATCATCGACACGTGCTGCTTGATGGAAGCGCGCTCGGAAGTGGACGTAAAGCTTGTGAAACTTGCTCCGGACAAACAAGCCTTTCGCATGTCCGAAGACAAAGCCTATATCCAGGGCTTTACGGATGATCTCGCTAAGTACATGTTCTACGGCGACACGGACGCAAACCCGGACCAGTTTAATGGCCTCGGCATCCGCTATAACACGTTTAAAGGCGACCTCGGAGAAGAAGGCTACCAGGTTGTAAACGCTGGTGGTAAAACAGCGAATAAACAAACCTCTGCCTATATCGTCGATTGGGGCGAAGACGCGGTCGTGGGCATTTATCCGAAGGGCTCTAAAGCGGGCCTTGATATCCAAGACCTCGGCGAAATCGACGCTATCGATGCAAACGGCGGTAAATACCGGGCCCTCGCAACGCTGTTCGATTGGGATGCAGGCCTTGCCGTTAAGAACATCCGCAAAGTTGCAGCCGTTCGTAATATCGACTGCAAGGCAGCTGCCGAAGACTCTACCTCCGAAGCTCGTAAAGCCTTTGCAGAACGCATCATCGTAGCAAAGAATAAAATTGTAAGCCCGAAACGTCCGATCTTGTACGTATCGCCCATGGCATATACGATGCTTGAATTACACCTCTCGGACAAAGACAACGTATACGTAACCCGTCAGGAATTAGCCCAGGGCATTCCGACGCTTTATGTATCAGGCTTAATCGTTAAGAAAAACGACGCATTAACGGAAACTGAACCCGTTATCGCCTAGAAAGGAGAAACACATGATATACGATGCAGAAAATACGTTCTTCTGGAACGTGAAATTATCCGGTACGTCCGGTACAGGCGAAGTTATTAAAACAGGTAAAGGTGACGCAGGAAGTCCCTTAACCTTAGTTGTTAAATTACCCGGCGCCTCGGCAGATTGCACGGTAACGCTTGAAACGGCGGACAACGACAAAATGACCGGTGCTAAAACCTTGGGTACGTACACGGCAGAAAAAGGTAAAACTTTAGCCGTTAAAGTACCCTACGGTGACCTCGGATATCTCCGCTTAAAATGGGCGTCCGCCGCAGCCCAATCGGCAGGCACCATTTCGGCATCACTTGTAATGGATGCAGACGTACGATAAGCCGGGAATCCCTTTTAAGGATTGCCATAAAGGAAGAAGTTTAAATCAGTTACACGCAAACGAGTTACGAGCTAAGTTAATCCAAGCCGGAATTAAATACTCCGGTGAAGAAACCAAAGAGGACCTTGTAAACCTCGTTAAAAAACACAAGTTATAAAGAAAAAGGGGACGGGTAACACCGTCCCCGGCTTTATTAAAAAAGGAGAAAACATGACAGACACGGATATTTGCAATATGGCACTTTCCGATTTAGGAAAAGGCACCATTACCGCAATGAACGATAAAGAAGAAAATGCCAGGGCATGTAAGCTCTATTACGACCAGACAAGAGAAACGGTACTCCGGGCGTATCCGTGGAGCTTTGCTCATAGAATTGAAAAGCTGGCCTTATTAGACAAAGAAATACCCGGATACGATTTTTGTTATGCATATCCGAAAAATTGCTTAAAAATAAACAACATTCGAAACAAACAGATAAACGTACAAGAACACGTTCCGTACGTTATCGTAAATATAGATACAGCCACAAAGGCCATTGCTTGTAATTTACAAGACGCTTACGCGGACTACACGGTCGATGAAAAAGACGTACAGGTCATGGATAGCTTATTTATTAGTGCCTTCACGAGGCTACTCGCAGCCAATATGGCTATGCGCCTTACGGGAAATCCGCAAGCCTATCAAATGCAATATCAGTTATTCCAGGCCATTATTCACGATGCACAGTTAAACGACGCAAGAGAAGGCCAAAGGGATGCGGTATATCATAGTAATTACGCCAACACTCGGAGGGTACGATGAACATATACCTCATACAGCCGTCGTTTGCGGCCGGCGAAATATCGCCGTACGTCGCAAACCGTGTGGATTTAGATAAATATAAATCAGCCCTTCTAACCGCTCAAAACCTCGTCATCCGTCCGTTCGGCGGGTGTTATCGTAGACAAGGATCGGAATTTATCGGAAAAGTTAAATACGACGATAAGCCGACAGCACTTGTCGCTTTTAATGCCGGCATAGACGATGCCTATCTATTAGAAATAGGCTATCAATATATCCGTATCTGGGAAGACGGAAAATACACTGGAATAGAGTTATCCACACCGTACGACAATGTGGATAACTTACAATTCACCCAATCGGCCGACACCATGTTTATTTGTTCAGGGGATTATCCGATTCAATGCCTTCAAAGAACGGCTATAGGCTGGACATTTAAAGAGTACGAAATAACAGAACCCTATTACGATTCAGCGACACAAGCGGTAAATAAAGAAACATCATTCACGACACCTGGAGAATACACGTTCACGCCACAAATAACGGGTAAATACACCGTAGAAATCACAGGGGCCGGTGGCGGCGGTGCCGGGACCGGGGTACAGTATTACTCATATATGTCTGGGGGTGATGGAAAGCTCGCCACAAGGACCATAGAATTACAAGGTGGAAACGGTGGATCCGGCGAAAAGAAAATAACAATAGACACGCTAACCGCAGGACAAACATATTCCGTAACAGTAGGCGCTGGCGGTAAAGGCGGTAAATCTCAATATTCCCGGCGAGGCGACACACACCCGACAGACGGAACAGACGGAGGGAAATCATCCTTCAATAGCGCCGAAGCCAAAGGTGGCGGTGGTGGAATCGCAAGTAAACCCAACGGCCAAAACCAAAGCACCAAAGGAAAGGACGGGACCTCATACCAAGGCGGAGCTAAAGGCGGTGCTGCCGGAGTATGTAAAGACATTCAAAAAAATCCCTCCCAAATAACAGATGCAAAAGACGGCCAAAACGGATACGTCAGAATCACTTTCTTCGGAAATAACGAATTAAAGCCCTCGGCTACATCGGGAAACGACGTCTCCATTACGGCTACGAAAGACACATTCACACCGGGAATGGTAAATAGTCACATAAAATTAACACAGCAAGCCGAAAATCAATCGGAACGAATTGAAATACAAACCTCTTCAATAACAGAAGAAACCAAATCAATACGAGTAGGAAAAGCCTGGAAGATTACAACTCACGGCACATGGAAGGGTAAGGTCACGGTTTATCACTCGGACGATAATAAAACCTGGCAAGAATATAGAAGCTACAAATCAAATAACGACCAAAACTTCACTGAATCGGGTACCGTAACAACGCCTACATGGATGAAAGCGGTAGCCGTAACGGATGCAGATAACGGAAGCGGCAAACTTACCGTAGACTTTTCAAGAAACCCTTATTCAAATGACGGCACAGCTAAAATTACAGAAGTCGTTTCACCGACGGAAGTTAAAGCCTCGGTTATTACCGATTTTGCAAATACCGACAAAACCCAGGTATATGCATTAAGCAGCTGGAACGACGATAACGGCTATCCTAAAATGGCGTGCTTTTTCCAAGACCGGCTAGTCTTAGCCGCCACAAAAAAAGAGCCCTACTCTATATGGATGAGTAGAACAGGGGACTATCCTAATTTTGGCATCGAAAAAGTAGACGGCGGAGTTACGGACGACTCGGCGATTAAAGCAGACCTTATTACCCGTAACGGTTTTGAAATTTTACACCTAGTACCGGCCAAGGACCTGGTTATATTAACAACAGGTAACGAATGGATTATAGAAGGGTCCAGTGTTATTACGCCGGCTAAAATTAATCCTAGACCGCAAACCATGAGAGGATCTAATTCATGCCCTCCGCAGCACATCGGAAACCGTATCGTACACGTACAGCGAAGCGGTAAGACCGTAAGAGACCTCGGTTACCAGTATGATGCAGATAACTATAACGGCGACGACCTAACGCTTCTAGCGACGCATTTAACCGAAGGTCATAAGCTGGTATCCTCGGCGTACATTCAAGAACCCAATAGCACCTTGTATTACGTCCGTAATGACGGAGTGCTACTTTCATTAGCCTTTATCAAAGAACAAAACGTATTCGCCTGGTCACACCATACAACAGACGGCAAATATAAAAAGGTAGCATCCATCCCTAACGGCGCAAGCGACGTATTATACGTAACGGTAGAAAGAGATGGTAAAACCTATATAGAACGGTTTAATCCTGATATAGAAGCAGCCGTATACATGGATTCATACATTACAGGGAGCGGTAATAGCGTAGAAGCGTCGCACCTCATAGGAAAAACCGCACAAGTCTTAGCAGACGGAACAAGACTGCAAGATGCGGTAGTACCTGAAAATGGCTTAGTGGCCTTTGGCCAGTCGTTTTCAAATATCATAATTGGCCTTGCCTATGAAACAAAAGTCGAGCAGCCGGGCCCTGATATCGGCTTAAAAGAAGGGACCATGCAAGCCAGAATCTCAAAGATTAATACCGTCGTGTTAAGGGTAGAAAAATCCTACGGCGGCCATATCGGATATACGTTTAAAGATAAGGATATGGACGAATTACGATACGAAGATTACGAAATGCTGGAAACCGGAGATATCGTGCAGCAAATGCCGGTAGCCGATATCGGCAGTAACACCAAAAACCATATCTGCATCAAGCACGATGAACCGTTCCCATTTGAATTAAACGCAATTATAAGAGAGGTAAGCATAGATGGCGGCATCGTTAAAAGTTACAACGGAGAAATTTAATAAGAAAGATAAAAGGCACCTCCAGGCCGTAAAGCACATAGAAGAACACTTGCGGACGATTGATAAAAAAGAACTACAAGGGGCTTACACATCCGTTACTAAATGCGCCATGCATGAATTTTGCGATAACTTTCTAGCGTTCGGCGAAAACGGCGAACCTATCGCTATATACGGGATCACAAAATGCCCAGTAAATGGCTACCATATCGTATGGATGGTGGGAACGACTAAGCTAAAAAACTACAAAAAAGAATTAATCACTATGGGCCTCGATGAAATCGGTAGATTCATTAAGGAATATGGACCCGTAACGAATTATATAAGCACAGATAATGAAGCATCACGGCGTTGGCTAAAAAGAGCTGGCGCCGTTTTTGATGCACCGTTTAACGAAAACGGTATAACGTGGCAACAATTTGTAATAAGGAGGAATGAATAGTGTGTGGAGTATGGGGCATGATAGCCGGCCAAGCCGTCCAAGGCATCATGCAATACAAACAAATAAAGCAAGAAACAAATGCCAAGGTTGCTATGTACAGGCAGCAAGAACAGGCGGCCGAACAAAACGCTAAAATAAGTGAACTCCGGCAAGACCAAATGGCCGATAAATACGCAAACGACCAACGCAAACTTGACGACAGGATGCGGTTAATGGCAGGCCAAACAGCAGCCCAAGCCGGATCGTCGAATATGACACTTACAGGCAGTCCTTTAGATATTCTCATATCATCGTACGGAACATACCAAGATGATAGCAGCCAGTTACTACAGAACCAGCGCAACGACGAACGCTCGGAATTATTCAACCAGTATAACTACGAAAACCAAGCCGCAGGATATAAGGCCTCGGCAGAAAACGCCAAAGCCCAGGGAAAATTAGCCGGCATAGCTACTCTTCTTTCAACGGCATCAAGCATGTATGGAATTAAACATGAGTATGCCGGTGCAAAAAAAGACAATGCAGGCGGAGTCTTTAATTACACGCCTGACCTACTCGGAAAATCGCAGTACAGGGGAAAAGAAAAAGGGTTGTTTAGCTCCAATCCGTTCGGCTCCAAGAATTTTAGGGGGTAAAAATGGAAATAAAAGCATACAACAGGGCCGTAGATCCTAACGTAGAAAACGCCAATGTGCAGGCCACAAATAACGTAGAAGCATTTGGCGGAAATACAACCGGAAACCAATTAATGGGAAAGGCCGTAGGGGCTTTGCAGGGACAAATACAGGCATATGTAGATGACCAAATAAGTATGAAGGTCCTTGACGCCACGAATGAATATAAAAAGCGTGTAAATGACTTATTAAACGATCCGGACAACGGCCTATTACACAAACAAGATACGAATGCCTTAGACATTTTAAAGCAATACCAGGAAGGTGAAGCGAAAATAAGAAGAGAAACAATCGCAAACCTTCCCAATTATGAAAAGGCGCACAGGGCTTTTAACGCCATGGCCGACGAAAATAACCTCACCAAAACAGGAGCTGTCATGCAAGACCAGTACGAAAAAACAACAACCCATAGAAATGAAAGTGTAGCAAGAGCCGTTGCAGACGTCACAGACACCGCGATGGAAACCAACACACTAGAAAATGCCTATTCATCCCTGACTCAAATAAGAGGCATCGTGTATAGCCAATATAAAAACATATATGGCGACGAAAAATTGGATGAAATGACAAAAAACGCTGCAACAACATTTGTTCAGCAATGGGTTTACAACAAAATTAAAAGTGGTGACGAGTCAGATTACGAAGATGCGTATAGCCTCATGGATAAAGTATCGCCATTCGTTTACGATGCGGCTATCACCAAGTTAAAAACAGAATTAAACGTACGAAAACGCGAACACGACATGATGGACATCGCCAAAGAATCTTTTAACCTCTTCCCGAACGACCCTAAAAAGCGCGAAGAACACATACGATCAAAAATGACCTACACCGTAGAAGAAGGCGGAGGAGGAAAAACAGGCGACACAACTCTTGAAATGATTGCTGCTGTAGAAACTGATAATAACGACTACAACTTAGTCAACGACTCCGGACATTTTGGAAGATACCAATTTTCGCCTAGCACTTACGCCGAAGAAGCACAAAAAATAGGCGTAGACCCGAACGATAGATCCCCGGAAGCACAAGATAAAGTAGCAGCTCAATACAAAAAGACGTTAGCCAAATGGATAGGTTCGGACAACGAAGACGCACTTATTATCGCGTGGAATTTCGGACCGGCCGCCGGCAAGGCGTGGCTTGATAAAAAAGACGGGTTTTATCTTGATAACGATTTTTATACATGGGATGAAGCACCGCCTGGAAACGCTTCCGTAAATGACAGATTAGCCAAAGCTCATAAAGCAAAAGAAAAGATAGGGGCTAGTGGCTCAAACATCCAAAACGCTATAAACCAAGGCGTACAGTGGACAGGAAGCGCTCCGCTTGCAAACGGCAAAGTAGCGTGTGTGGAAGCGGTATGCAGTATCGGTGCCGCATATTCACCTACATTAAAAAAGTTCCACGATGACAACGTGGTAAATGTAGACGTTCTGGTTAATAGAGCCAAAGAAGCTGGTATGTCGGTAATTCCTTACGACCCGTCAAAATTAAAACCGGGTTCAATTGTTGTGTACGACGATGTAGGTGGCGACACCCAAACTCACGTCATGATCGCAGAAGAAGGCGGAAAAGTAGTAGGAAACATGTCTAGTGCCAACAACAACCAAGGTGGCGTAGCAGAAGCAAGTAACGCAGATTTTGATCCGCAGCACCTAAAACCGACACAAATCATAATCCCGCAAGAAGCCGAAAACGCCAAAACAACTAGAACACGCGTTAAATATTCAGAAGAAGAAATACAGCACATGCTAAAAATCGCAGATACCTACCAAACCCAAGCCACAAGAAACGAAGAAATTGCAAATGACGGACTAATAAAGGCGGGCCTTCAAGAAATGCAATTAGCCCACGAAAATGGAACACTAACTTACGAATCAGCAATAGCCATAACCGAAAAATATGGCAAGGGAAACCCTAAAGTATACGCAGCCTTAAAAGGGGCGATAGGAACATATATCACGCCACCTAGAGCAGCAGGAGGCGGAAGCGGCGGGTCCGGAGGCGGCGGAAGACAAGGCGGAAGATTAGATATATGGAAATCTTTAATTGGAAGCAAGTTCACCTCGATGAATGGGTTTATATCTTATTGTGTAAGCAGTGGAATCACCCCAACACCGGCAGAGCAAGAAAGCATGCAAAAAAGCATTCAAGATTTCAACGCCGGAAGCGGCGAGTGGAAACCTGAATTTCAAATTACAGAAGAAAGATTGGCTGCTAGAACCGGCATAGATAAATCAGAATTCAGCAACCAATTTGATATGGTCCAACGGGCAACAGCCGCAAGAGCCGCAGACTTTCAAGCAAAAAATGGAAGGGCGCCGACGGAGGACGAAATATATGCTATAGCAGCGCAGTTAATTTATAGCGATGATACCTACGGAGGAAGATCCGAGGCAGCAGCACTTCAAGCCGGAGTAAGCAAAATCGAAACCGCGTACGATGACAACGGACAAAGAATGGCCCACATAACATTCACAGACGGAGGGACTATGGACGTATACCCGCAATATGTACAACCTCTTATTAATGGTGAAAAAACAAGATATGACTATGAAATCGGAAATTACGATTAAAAGGAGATAACATGGCAGAATATCGGTTCGACAATTTTAAAATCGATGCGAATAATCCCACGGGAGAAACACCTAGTAGCGACGTATTAAATTTAAATAACGACAACTTAGGTTCCCAAGAAGGAATGGCCCAGGCCAATGCCGAACTGCAAGAAAAATACAATAGCATCAATCAGCAGGTCGCAAGTGGACAAATTAAGCAAAAACCACAAATGAATTATCAGCATCAAGAATCGAACTGGACTCCCCAGCAAGAAGAAAATGATGGGATAGGGACTAAAATATATAATGGCCTTCTTGCAATTGGTAACTGGGAAGTAAATAGCGCCATGGACGTATACCGAAACCTATTTAACCCGAATGCAAGAGCCATGAATCAAGCCAAAACGTATGCCGACACACTAGGTCTTTCGGCTCAATTTTTAATGGACAATCCTGACGCATACAATACAGCAGAGGAAATATACAACAAAAAAATGGCGGCAAGATTCTTAGGCGGCGTGAAATTTTCGACAGCAGCCTTAGATGATATGTATCCGGAGCTTGCGGAAATTCGTCAAAAGGACCCGGTAAGTGCAGCCATGGCCCTACAAGATTACGAAGACGTTAAAAATACCAGAAGCATTTTTGAAGTAGTAAAAGATGCCTTTAATTCCGGATCGGATATGGTAAAACTCTCCGATGCACAAATGCGTGCATATAACGGAGAAAGCATAGATTCCGTACGGCCCGATGTAGATAAGCTCACAGATGAATTACGGGCATATCAAGAACCCAATAAATACGAAAGAACCCTATATGATACGATTCAGCAGCTCACTATTATGGGAACCCAGGCCGCAAGAGCTACCAAAAGAGCCGCACAAGGGGCCGCCATGGGCATAGCAACCTCGGCCGCAGCGGCAGGAGGAGCAGCTGCAACAGGAATTGGGGCGGCCGCAGCACCGGTTATTTTATTAGCCGGGGCCACAACAGGGGCTGCTTACGGTATGCGTGTAGGGATGTTTGAACAGTTTGAACAGCAAAGTGCAGCTGCAAGATACTGGGAACTAATGAATAACCGTAAAGGTGAATATAGTAGAAACCATGCCCTTGTAGATTCGACCGTAACGGGTGTGGTAAATGGGGCTATTGAACTGGGCCTCATGGAAGTAGGGTATAAACCTATTACAAAAGCCTGGGGCGGACAAGCCGCTAAAAGCATATTAAATAATGCCGCAGCCAGAATGGCTATCATTGATGCGGGAAAAGAAAGCATCGCTAAACTTTCCGCACAAGCCGCCATGAAACAATTCGGTAGAAGTACAGCCGCAGAACTTGCAGAAGAAGGCGCACAACAAGCTTCCGAAGACCTTATGGATAACGCCGAATATTATTTGTACAAAAAAGGCGCACCGCACACTACCACAGAAATTATAGGAAACGCTGTAGACGCTATGGTACAGGCCGTCCCGGCAGTAGTAGGCATGGGGGCCATGGGTGCCGTAACGCACGGCGTAGGTAATTACCGTGGCATGAGAGCTATCGCGGCTATTAAAAACGAAGACTGGAAGCAAGAATACAGAAGAACAGTCGAACAGCAAACCATTGAAGCACTAATGGCCAATAAAGCCCAAAACAAGACAGCACAAAAAAATCCGGAAGTCTATAAAAACGTCGTGCAAGAACAGGTCCGTCTTGCCGGTGTACAGAACATGTACGTCGATGCACAAGAACTCTCAAAGACGGATAAAGGCGTAGACGTTTTAAACGACATGGTAAATCGTGGAATTATTACAGGCGAACAAGTGGATAAATCCATATCAACCGGAGCAGATATTGTAATTCCGACCGGCACCTTTGCGCAGCTTGCCGATGAATCTGTAGATACCGATACTTTAATGCGGGCAACTACAATGGCTAAAAACGGCGTTCACCGTGCAGCCTTAGAAGAAAAAGCAAAACGAGTGGAAGCGATCCGTGAAGAATTAGCAAATTTAGCCCAAAATAAAAAAGATGTTCTTTCCAAAGAACTCATGGAAGAACATTTTAGTGATGCGGACGATATAACAAAAACGGCAGCTGAAAGCGTCATCTATAAAAATCCGTACGACTTAAATAAGAGCTATAAAGAAGCTTTGATAGACACAAGAAAAGAATATGAAGACGCATTAGGGTTTGACGCCTATTGGAATTATAAACCGCAAGGCGTTGGCATTATGTATACGGACGAAGAAAGCCGTCAGACAGGCCGTGGAATCCGGGTATCCAACAATGACTACTGGTACCAGGATATGTATAAAAAGCTTGGCCGCAAAGCGACAAGAGAAGAAATGCTCGATATTGCATACGAAGACCAGATGAAAGAATTACAGACCCTAGCCCCGGAGGCGGCCGACGGGTTTGCACAAAACGTGAATTCCTTAAAGGCCAAATACGAGTCCCTACAAGGCTTAAAGGATAAATTCGAAGAGTTGGCCAAGAGTGATTATGCCGTAAAGCAATCCCTTACCAAAGAAGGCTACGAAGTATATAACGAAGTATTCAATAGGCTTCAAGACGGCAGCGCAAAATCAAAATTAGCCGCCAATGAAAACGCCTTCATTTACGCACGTATGGCCGAAAGCTGGGCGAAAATCCGCAACGAATATGGCGATACGGCCTATACGGCCAAGGATTTTATGGCTGAACATGCGGTAAATGTTGGATATGAGAACATAAAAAACACCTACACGCAAGCAATGTTCGATGTTCGCAGGGTAGGCGTAAGCAATTTGAAAGAATTTTTAAGAAAAGTCAAAGCAAGAAAAAATGCAGGCGAATCCGAAAACAAAATAATGTTTACTGGTAAGTTTGGCGTAGTATACACAGAGTCACAAGTCGTTCACGCAACGACGGAACACAAGGGACACGTATTAACAATAGAGCAATTAGAAGACATCGAAGCAAATTTGGATAAGTTGCATGATGCAGCAATTTCAAACAAAATACATCTAAACAAGTTTGGCGGGGCCTCCATATTAGCCCAAGTCAAGGGTTATAAAGGGGCTTATTATGTTGTGCTTGAAATTGATAAAAACGGGAAAATATGGTTTAAAACGGGGCAAAAAGGAAACACCAAAAGCATAAGTAATATTATAAAACAAAAAATAACGGAAGGGTCCGCCCGTAGTCTTACGCATAATACGCAGGGGCTGCCGGGTCTCGACACATCCGTTATTCATATCAATACTATAGCGGAAAAATTAAAAGGTGTCAACGACAAAGAAAAAGGAACTTTCAACCAACGCGCATGGCATGGAAGCGGCATGGACTTTAACGAGTTTAACCTGGAAAAGGCCCTTACCGGTGCCGGGGATATGGTGCACGGCTGGGGCATTTATACAGCTAAAAACAAAAAGACAGCCCAAGAATATAAGAAACACGCCAAAAGCAAAGGGCTGCCGTCGTATTTATACGAAGTAGATATCCCTGAAAACGAAAACCTTCTTATAGAAGAAAAACGCTACAAAGAACAGCCGACTGAAATACAAGAAAAGCTCGCCAGGACAATATCGGACTTACCGGATAAGCAGCAAAAGGCATTCTGGGAAAAACTACTACACAACGAGATGCGGACATTACCCGAAGAAACCGAAGCATTATCAGATCTGGATAAAGCGAAAGATAAGGTAAAGCAATTAGAAGTAGCGGCTAATGGCTTTGAAAATACCGACAAGCCCAAGCTCAAAGAAAAAATAGCCATAAAACACCTTAAAGCCCTTGGATACATAGACAGGCAAATAAAGGACCGGGACTTTATGCAGAAGGAAAAGGAAAAGGAAGAAAAAGTCCTTGCCGCTGTAAAAAAAGAAGCCGAAAAAGCCGAAGCGGCAATACAAAAAAGAAAAGACGGCGTTCTGGAAGCGGCAATTCAAGATCCCGAAGACGCATTAAAAAGAAGTGTTGGCACCGGTAAAGAGATCTACAAGTATTTATCGGCATCACTCGAAAGTATGGAAGAAGCCTCACAACAATTGAACAAAAACGGGATTGAAGGCATATCCTATTACGACAGCGAAGACGGCGATTGCGTAGTGGTATTTAACGACAAGGCAATAAACATAGTCAATCAGTACAACCAGCGCGCATGGCATGGTACGCCTTATGATTTCGATGCCTTTAGTTTATCGGGCATAGGTGGCGGCGAAGGAAACCAGGCGCATGGATGGGGGTTGTATTTTGCCCAGAACAGAGAAGTTTCGGAGGCATACAAAGAAATATTCGGTGATAAGGGGAGTACCGTTGAATTAAACGGAGAGGTATGGACAGTCAACGAATCAGGAGACTGGGAGACGACCGGAAAAACCGCAAAATATGGAGAGGCAATAGGGTATGCCTTAGATGCCTTAGAAGAACACAGAACAAAAGACGCTGCAATAAACAGTCTACAGAAAGACTTAAAAGAGGGAAAATTCCGTGGAGCATATATAGCCGAAGCCCAAAAGGCTGTTAATATTTTACGTCAGGGCGAAGCGAAAGGGCATAAAGGCGGTAGGCTGTTGGAAGCTGAAATCCCGGACACGGATGTACTATTAGATGAGCAAAAATCGTTTAATGAACAACCGGAAAAGGTGAAAAACGCATTAAGCGAGCTTATATCCAATACAGGCGAAGGCCAATTATCAAGAAGACTGTTTAAAAACGCCACCGGGAAAAGAATATACGAAGTGCTAAGTAATCTGTACGGAGACGATAAAAAGGCATCGCTAAAGCTAAACGAATTTGGGGTTAAGGGAATTACATACAAGGGCACACAAGACGAACGTTGTTATGTGGTGTTCGATGACAAAGCAATTACAATACGTAACAAATACGACCAAGAAATAAAAGCCTCATATAATTCCGCAACAGGCGCCATTCACTTATTCGACGGAGCAGACCAATCCTCATTCGTCCACGAAGCGGCACATATGTATCTTACAGAGATGAGTAAAATGGCAACCGACGAAGCGGCACCCAAGGGCTTACTGGAAGACTGGAGCGCCATTCAAGACTGGGCGGCGTATAAGCCGGAAGATATGAAGGACTACGAAGGAACAGCAAGAGAAAAAGAATTTAAATCCTACGCCAAGGCTATTGAAGACGCTCGTAAAAGTGGTGACGCTATAGCCATTCGTGCTGCCGAAGAACGCTGGATGCAAGAACGATTTGCCCGCGGCTTTGAACGCTACATAGCAGAAGGAAAAGCTCCGACACAAGCCCTACAAAGCGCATTCCGCAAATTTAAATCATGGCTTGTATCGATTTATAGAGATTTAAAAAACCTCGGTAAAGAACCGCCGGAAGACGTAAAGCGCGTCATGGATCGGATGCTTGCGACTAATGACGAAATAGAAGCCTGGGCAAAAGCTAAAGAATTAAACGCCTGGGACAAGAAGGGCTTTTCCGGGGACTTAACGGGTACCGAAGGGGACATGATTAAACGCTGGGCAGACGATGCTAAAGAAAAGGCCAAAGAACGAGTGCTAAAAGAACTCATGCGTCAAGAAGAAAACCAGTGGCGAACAGATTTAGAAAACAGCCTCGAAAAAGAACGCATCGACTATGAAAAACACCTGGTCGATGAAAACCCGATATACGGCCAGGAATTGGTTTACAGGGAAACTGACGAACAATTTAAAGAAGACTACCTAAGAACGATTGGGTACGATTCGAAAGAAACGTTCGAATCGGCCATTGAAAAAGCAGGCGGCCCGTTAGAAGAGCGTTCCAAAGCGTTCATGGAAAATCGTCGAAAAGAATACGAAGAAATGATGCCGACATCCGAAGATTTCAAAAACGCAGCCGATGCGGAACTTGCCTCAACCAACGCCCAAATGAGACTTTCGCAATTAGAAGCGTATGCGATAAAGCGAAAGGTAAACGGTTACGTCGCAGAAGCGGTAAAGACGATGCGTGAACTTGACGCCCTGGACGGAAAGTCCGAAGAAGAAATTGCGGCCGGTATTAAAGAAATTCTAGGCGTAGACGACGAAGAAGCAAAGAGGGGCCGTCAAGTAGCCCTAATGCTTTCTAAAAATGAAGAAATTCAAAAGCTAAAAGAACGGTTGAAAGCTGCCAAAGAAAAGGACAAAGAGCATAGAGCCTCGGCTAAAGAAGAATTGGCCTCGGCTAAAGCGGCCCTTAAAGAAGCTATGAGAGGGTTAAATACGGCAAGAGACATTACGGCCAGTAGTTACACAAAAACTCTTCAAGTAGCCCGTGAAGAATTAAGCAAGATGACAGTAGCCGAAGCCACCACCTGGAGGCACTGGGAAATTAAAGCCAAACAAGAAGGAAATAACGCCGATAAGCTAATGGCAGCGGGAGCCTTTGAAGAAGCGGCCGTTGCAAAAGGAAACAGCCTTAAATACTACTGCATGAGCCGTGCTGCCAAAGACAATCAAGAATATGTAAGAACAAAGCTTGAAGGCTCAACAGGTCGTGTGGACATGCAGCAAGAAGCCATGGACGGCATAAAAGGCATGGTTAAGCGAATTAGTAGAAGGGAAAACCCGGTGCGCCTGGACCCGAACAGCCGATACATGATCCAGCATCTGGCATACATTACGGGAATCACCGAAAAAGACGGCATTAAGCCGTTAAACGAAAAAGGTGAACCGGTAGGTATCAACTGGGAAAAAGTCTATGGTGATTTAAATCCCGATTACGCTATGGACAAAGAAACCGCACCGAATCCCGACAAAATTGTAGCACCGTGGCTTAGAATCTTAGCCGAAAGTAAAGAACGCAAAGACTACAACGAAATGCAAATGGACAAATTCCAAGATATGGTTGAAGCCATGCACGTTTTATACAAGGCTTCAAGAAGAGACTATGAAGCCACAACCATTAAGGACAGAAGCGGCAAGGTCATAAGCCAAGAAGAAGCGGCTATGAAGCTCGTCCAGGCTATCGGCGTAGACAACGAATTTAATCCGCTGCAAGACTCAAATAACCAAACCGACGCAAAGTCCAAAGCCAAAAGCCTAGCTAAAGACGCATTATTGTATCTCACCAAAGCCGAAACCATCTTCAATCGGTTTGGCGGTGACTGGATGCAGCTCGTATATGAACCCATAAATCAAGGGGCTAATAAAGAGCTCACAATGCGGCAAGAGGCGTGCAAGGTCTTTTCAAAGATTTACAACATGTACTCACTAGAAGAATGGCAAGCAATGAGATCCGACAGAGTCTTTACAATCGGCCTTACAACGAACTTCACAAGGGAACAGTTAATTTGTATGGCTCTTAATTGGGGCAATAAAGAAGGCCGTAAGAGGGTACTTGCGACGATCAACAAATCGGCCAAAAACGAAGCAGACGTCATCGACGAATATACGATGCAAAGCGTGTTAGAATCGTCACTCACTGATAAAGACTGGAACTTTATCGAAGCCGTCTGGACGCAGCTTGATTCATACTGGGCAGAAAGAAACAAGGTCCAGGAAAACCTATACGGACAAGGCCTCGGAAAAGTACAAGCGCTGCCGTTTAATATTAACGGTAGACAAATAAAGGGCGGTTACTACCCGATAGTATATGATCCGAAGCTAAGTATAAGAGCCTCGGACCTTGCAGCCGATGACATCGTAAAGCAAGCCCTTTCGGGAAGCTCGACCTTTGGAATCGGTATGGGAAGCACCAAGTCCCGCGTAAGCGAAGTAAAGGGTCAACAGCTCGCCTTACGTCTTGACGTATGGCCGCAGGCCGTGACGGAAGCTATTCACCATATCGCTATGCGTGAAGCGGCAACGGACGTGTATAAATTAATTACACATCCGGCCGTACAGCAAGCCGTCCAGCAAAAATACGGCATGGAAACGTATAACATGATCCGTCAGTGGTCTAAAGACGTGTGGAAAACAGACGTGCAGAAAGCCGATATCATTAATCGCACCTTAGAGCAGATGCGTAAAAATTCGGCCTTTGCTGTTATGGCCATGAGAACGGGAACAGCCCTATTAAACGTTCTTAACGTCTTTCCTATGATGCATCAGATTGGCAAGATGAACACCCTAAAGGCCATTACTAGCTTTGGGCTGGGGTTTTATAAGGGCACAGATACATACGCTAGAAACCGCCAATTTGTGTTTGATAAGTCACCCATGATGCGGGACCGTATGAATACAATCGATAGGGATATGCAGCAGGACATGAAGTTAGAGGTAGGTCAAGACACCTCACTCATTAGAGAACGGGCCACACACGCCAAAGAAAAGTTCAATCGCTTTGGGTATTGGTTCATTACAGAAACAGATCTCATGTTCTCAATGGCCCTTTGGAAACACGGATATGATGAGTCCATGAGAAAACAAATCGAAGCGGGCATGACGGACGTTAAGCAAATGGAACAAAACGCCATTTCCGACGCTGACACAAACGTAAGAGCGGTATTTGGAAGCGGTCAAGTAAAAGACCAAGTGGCCATGCAGCGCAAGAACACCCTAGTGGGACAGTTGACGCCGTTCTATAGCTACAGCTCAACCGTATTAAATGCCCTCATTAAGGCAGGTTACAGAGTAAAAGACCATGGAGATTACATGGCGATTTTTAACGCCACTCTCTACTGGGTAGTCTTACAGACGCTTGCTGAAACCGTTTATAGAAGCGCCGTCGCCGGAGAACTAGACGACCCGGACAAAATGCTCCGCCGCCTGGGAATCACGACCGTAAGAAACGTAGACCAGGGCTTCCCGGTAGTCCGTGATGCTTTAGAGGGCGTCATGAATCACTTCTTACTAGGAAGTGATTCGAACAATTCGCCACTTGCCATTACAGCTATTGACGAACTCGCAAAGGCAGCACAAGCAGCCGGAAACGAAAAGAAAGACTTCACCGACGTAGGCCGTTCATTATCGCGCGTTGGAAACCGCACTTGGAAATTCTCCGACACATTATCAGACGGATTCTGGAACCTTGTAAGATTTTCGCTCGTCGATACAGATAGAAGCGTCCAGGAGCTTATCACCACCACGATATTCGATAAGCGGTACAAAACGCACGAAGAACGGGTACGCCAGGATAAGAAAAAGGCTAACGAACAAAAAAAGAAAGGAAAATAAGAGATGATAAGTAAAGACAAAACCACAATCACATATAAAGGGGACGGGGTAACAACCTCGTTCCCTTTCCCTTATCAGTACAGAGCAGGCGAAGATATTAAAGGGTATTTATTAGTAAACGGTAAAGAAATGCCGATTGTAGCAAATTACCGTTTTGACGAAGTAGAAAATAAATTCATCTATCCCGTAAACGGCGTACCGCTATTTGCTAGCGACACCCTCGTCATTAAACGACAAACGCCCATTGAACAAAACGCCGATCTTCCCGATAAGTATCCGTATAACGCCGTTGAGACGGTAGCCGATAATCTCACTCTCATTGCCCAGGAACAAGAAACAAAAATTAAGGGCATCGAAAATATCCGCAATGAATTAACAGAAACAACGGAACACACCGCTAGAATGGCCGATAGGGTTTTAAATGCCATATCAAACGGGTACAATGTGGCACAGAATCAGTGGGCTCCGTTCGAACACATAAATCCCGCCGAAAAAACCGTAAAAGAATTAAAAAAAGAAATAGACGAGTTTAAACTGGCAGCACAGCGCATGGGAGCCGAAAACGGAACTAGAGTCATTGCCAAAGCTTGGTTTGACGTCGAAGATTTCATTAAAAACGCCAAAAACGAGGCATATATTATTAACTACGGGCCACAAGTAGACCTTGTAATGGGCGTAGAAAGAAACGCAGTTATCATACAGACCGAAGAAAAAACCTACAGACTAATAGACGAATCGGTGGGATATAAGGTACAAGAGGTCATGGAAGCGGCCGTCGGTAGCAAGGGCGCTTCCATAGATGCCAACATTACCGGCACTGCCAAGACGGTAAGCATAGAGCCCGTAACAAACGTAAATGAAGCGGTAACGTCTGGAAGATACATTGGAGAAAGCGTTGCAATTAACAACGAAACGTTTCAAGGGTACATATTAGACGTCCTGTCACTAGAAGATATAATTTTTCAAACGCTCACCACATTAGCCGGCAGAGTATTTGTGAGAAAAAGCGATGAAAAACCCATTACAACGTCCTGGACAGAACCCTATAAAAAAGACGTACTAGTAGAAGGGAACGCAGCTCAATTTGGTAAGGCGAAAATAGAACTCACAAACACCGGTAGCCTTAGCATAAAAGACACGACCGCTCCGGATAAAGGGGGTGAACTGGCGTTAAGGAGCGAATTAAACAAAGTATCAGAATCTATTAGCGGGCACAAAGCGCCGGTTATGACGCCGCTTATAGATTGGGAGGCGATGAAACGACAAAACTCTAACAATGACGTAAGAAACGTCAACAATCAGACAGTGGGGATAATTGGGACCAGCACTAATAACCCGATCCTATTAAAAGAATCCTATAAAAATTACGATAAGATATGGATTATCTTTTACGGTGGAAACGGCAGCGACAGAAAAAGCATAACGTATGAAACCTGGCAACTGGAATACCTTTTCACCACCAAAGAGGCATTCGGCCTATATAACCAGGGCGGAGATTATTGGGCTGTAAAATCCACTCAATCAACAGAAACAAGGTGGGTAAAGCATACTAGTACCAATAACAACGGCATCATCGAAATTTACGGAATTAAATACGAAAGGTCGTAAACAAAATGTTCTATTTAATTAAAGACAACAAGGTAAAAAGCATGTGCATGAATAAAGAACTACTCATCGGGCTGGACGGAGAAATTCTTGAAGGAGACGTGCTGGACCCGTCAACAGTCGCCATAAAGGACGGCAAGGTAATCCAAAAAATCGATATTCCTGAAACGGAGCCGGAAGAAGAAGTAAAGCTGGATGCCGTAACCGTCCTGGAAGCCATTGTAGATATCCAGGAAGAAGTAATGAATAATTCATTAACATTAGAGTCGCTTAAAAATAAGGAGGAATAATCATGGTATTGAAAAAATATATGATAAGTGCATACGGAAAATTGGTGTTAGCCGGAGTCTACACATTAGATGAAAACGAAACCGGAAAGAAGTTAGTACCCGAACCCTACCAGGAAGCGGTCGCCGAATGGCTGGCAGCTAGAGAAGAAAAAAAGGAGTAGGACGTGGAATTCATGGACGAACTGGTTACGAGGATACTGTTAAACGTATCTCATGAACATGTTCTTGATATTTGTAACGTAATCCTACTAGTGCTGATTCTTTTAGTGGCCGACGCATTCTTACGCATCATCGCAGAGGTATTTCAATATAACAAAGACCACAACCGCAAGAACACGACTAAAACCTTCATTACAACGCTTATATGGTATGGTTGGGGTCGAGGCGACTATATCGATGCTAACACCGGAAAGATTAAACGCTATCTCATGAGTGAGAAATTAAGAAGCAGCATGTTAAAAAAGATATGCATATTCTACCCGGCATGGTTTTTCTTATCGATCGCATGTGTCTCTCTTCCGGACACCGTATTTATCGGAGTCCGTGGAGACGAACTATTGGCCAATGTTTTTATGTGGTGGCCCGTCGCCTCGGAACTTTCGTCAATTATTGAAAACCTAAGAGAAATTGATACTTACCATTTCGTAAGAATCAAAAACATGTTCATGGAAATTAACAAAATGAGGAAGTGAAAAAAGTGATAGACAAAATTAATATCGCAGACCTGGTAGTCATTACAGGCCTCGTAACGGGGCTTGTAATGGCTATTTTGTTTAGCTTGAATGAATTGGCTATGTCTATCGCCTCCGGCCTCTTGGGATATATCGGAGGCTCGAAACTTTCACCGCACAAAGAAAGGAGTGATGAAAAATGAGAGAAGTAACACTAGAAGAAATCAAAAACCTGGCACGGGAAGCCTATTGGGATTTATGGAATGGAGCCCGGAGTATGGGCCGTGACGTCAAACTATATATCCACTGGACGGGTGGCCGTTACAACCAGACTTTTAGCGACTACCACATTAGCATTACAGGCGAAGGCCACTGCTTTATCTCAACGGATAATTTCGCCGAAGTCAAAAACGCAACATATATGAGAAATACCGGTAGCATCGCTATTACGCTTTGTTGTGCCCTGGATGCTATAGGCCCGGACAACTTAGGGCCATACCCGCCGACGGAAGCACAAATCAATGCGGTTTCGCAAGTTGTATGCGTTTTAGCCGACGCACTGGATCTTACGATTGATGTAGACCGGGTCATGACACATGCGGAAGCGGCCGACAATCTCGACGGGCTTTATACCCATGATGATTACGGACCGGATTCAACATGCGAACGCTGGGACCTTTGGGTACTTAGAGAAGGTGAAGAACCCGGCACCGGCGGACAACAAATCAGAGGGAATGCCAATTATTATAGACACCATAAATTATTAGCTAATGTGTAAAGGAGAAACCATTATGAACAAGAACGAAATTATGAACGCACTCGCAAAAGAAGCAGCTCAAGTCGTAAAAGAACAAGCAACGGCAGCTCTTAGCTCACTTTCTGCAAACGACTTACGGCCGATTGTAGAAGAACAGTTAAAAACAATTACAGGACCCTTACAACAGGAAGCGGAAACCACGGGATCTGTATGGGTAAAAATCAGAAACCGTTTCTACATTCGCATCATCAACAATGCGGTCGATAATATCATCAAAACAATCCAGGACGGATTAGACGGATTAAGTAAGAAATAAGTTGTTGCAAAATTTACAACAGCTTATTTAAGCAAAACAACTTTTATTAAACTAAAAACAAAAGTTGTTTAACAAAACGGCATTTCCTTAAACAACTACATAAGAACCAAAAAGACGGATTCTTGGAACTTAACCTATGTTAAGACCCGGAATCCGTCTTTTTTGATACTTAGTCATATAAAAAAAGAATGAAAACGTCACAAAAACCAGGGGAAATACAGCAAAACGACAGCCATTTCCTATAGAAAAAGGGCAAATCTCTAAAACAATCTCTATTTTAAGTCACAATGAGATTTGCAAAACGACGCATAAAAGAACATGAATAAGAATATAAAACGCCTCACAAGCGATTCTGTGAAGCCGTTTTCTAAAGAAAAAAATAAATAAAAAAATCATTAATAAATTTTAGAGAAATTATTTGACAATACACGCAATGCGTGCTAAAGTGTAGACAACAGGAAGACAAATCAAAAGTATGGAAGGGAGAACGAACAATGAATGAATTCAAAAAGAGACGGGAAGAGCTCGGATTAACACAAAAGGAAGTATCGGAGAAATTAAATATCCCCAAACGGACGTGGCAGGACTGGGAACTAGAACAGAGGATGCCGCCGGAATGGGCATCAAATTTAATTTTAAAGGAGATGGAAAAAATGAAACAAAAACAGGAATGGCATTTTGGAGGACTCGAACCGTACACGGCAGCGGCGATAAAATTTGCCGAAGACTCAAAAGAATGGCCGGCAGATGTGATTAATTCGCTAGAATTTGTAACACACCGCTCTGACGGAACGTATGAGGAAACATGCGACAACGGCGCCGAAGGCGGGCTTGACGTAAGCTGGGCCTTCCACATGAAAACGGAAGAAGTTAAACAAAAGGCACTACAAAATTTTTCAGAAGAGATTAAGGCGATCATCGGCAATATTATAGAAGAAGCCGCAATTGATGAATGCGGCCCGGAAGAAGTAGAAGAAAGAATGGCGTTTGTTAAAAGATATTTTTAAGATAGAAAGGGCCCTTATAAAAGGGCCCTTTTGGTATATCCGACAAAAATTCGTCAAAAAAACAATGGTGAATAATGGTAAATATGGTGAAAAATAAAACAATGAAAAACTTGGCCAAAGCAATGATTAACACATTTTAGTAAATATGGGAAAATAGAAAGGCATAAAGAAGCCTTTATAAGAGAATAGAACAAGAAAATGGCTTTGTCTATATTTATTTTGAACAAAATTGTATAATGTTATAACCGACGGGAAAGGGGGAAGTTTTGTGGTCAGACGATGGATTATGCACGTCGATATGGATGCTTTCTATGCGTCTGTAGAACAAAGAGATAACCCCGAACTTCGCGGTCGTCCCGTCATTGTAGGCGGTACAAGTGATCGCGGTGTTGTTGCCACGGCTTCCTATGAAGCACGAGCTTACGGTGTTCATTCCGCACTGGGCACAAAGAAGGCCAGACAATTATGTCCCGACGGGATCTTTTTGCCTCCGCGGATTGCCTATTACCGTACTATTTCCCGTCAAATCAGGAAGATATTCGAAGGGTATTCACCGTATATCGAGCCGCTTTCTTTGGATGAAGCATTTTTAGATATATCGGGGTTGTATGGATATTATAAGGATGTTTTGGAAGTCGGGCGGGCTGTAAAGAAGGACATTAAAGAACAGACCGGTCTTGTTGCATCGGCCGGTATCGGACCGAATAAATTTCTGGCTAAGCTTGCATCCGATTTGGACAAACCCGACGGATTGGTCTGTATTCCTTATGGAAAAGAAGAGGAATTGTTAGCACCTTTACCTATTCGTAAGATTTGGGGTGTCGGCAAGGTAACAGAAAATCGCCTTTTAGCTGCCGGGTACGATACAATAGGCAGTATTGCGGCTGCCTCTCCCGATAAGTTGCGCCCTCTTGTAGGTAATCAGGCTGAGCGGCTTTATGAATTGGCTCACGGAAGAGATTACAGACGAGTTGAAACAGCTCAGCAGGTGAAATCGATAGGTAATGAACAAACATATGAAAATGACTTGGTCTTACAGGAAGATGTGGATCGGCAGTTACGTCTCTTGGCTGAAGAAGTAGCACATCGCTTGCGTAAACACGGGTTGATGGGGCGTACAATAACTTTGAAAATACGGTATAATGATTTTACGACAGAGACGAGGTCGGAGTCGTCTGAATCTATAGGTCTTTATACAGAAGAACAGCTTTATTTTTCCGCACGAAAGTTATATGCTAAGAAGACGAGAAAGGGTTCTGTACGGTTACTGGGGATTACGGTCAGTAAATTGCAGACCGCCATTATCCAGGACTCTCTCTTTGCGAAAGACCCGATAACCCAAAAACGGTTAGCCGATGAAAAGGTAACGACGGCTATCGATAAATTACAGGAACGATTCGGAAAACGTGCTGTTATGAAAGGTTTTTTGTGGGAAGCGGAAAGTAGTGTCAAAGAAGTGAAAGAAAAGGAGTAATGATATATGGCAATGTTTAAAGTAGCGGCACATACCGGTGCCGATAACCAGGGCTGGATCGGGTATAATGAAGAAACGAAGGAAATAACGGTCTGTCTTCAAGATGAGGCTTTAAAAAAAGCGGCTTATGAATATTTATCTACGCCGAAAGCACTGAAACGTTTCACCGGACTTACAGAATTTGAAGAAGTGTCGGGAATGCCGAATGATAGTTTAGATATGTTCAAACTTGCATTAGGTAAAATTTGGGAGGCGACAACCGTATATATTGACTGGAGTCGTCCGGTTGAGTAG